TTAGATACTTCAGATGGATAGAATCTATAAACATCTGGTGTTACATCTTTAGCATCAATACTAATACTAGAGCCAGGTGTTGTATCTCTGTAACCCATTGATCTAGCGTAAGCTCCTATGCCTTCTGAAGGTGCGCCATATGCTCTAGCAAGAGCAGTGGCCATATCTTCCTCTGTGCCTTCGCCTGTATCTACGCCTAAAATATTTTCTAGATAATCGTTAATATCAAAATCTCTAAAATCAAAACCAGCTATACCACCATATTGAAATCTTTGTATTTGAGGTATGCTTGCTTGAGATCCTTTGATTATTTGACTAGAAACTAGTGGAGAAAAATCATTGGAAGCTCCAACCATTTCTAGCATCTCTCCAAGAATTTTCATTTTTTCTGCATTTTTTTCTTTTTTAACTTTATTAACACTTTCTTCTAAATCATCACGAGCATCATCTTCAGCTGTTCTAGTTGAGTCCATGTAATTTTCATATGCAGACTTATCAATGTTATAAGGATTGTCTGAGTCGTACTTTATTTCAAATGGCTCTACTTCAAAATCTTCATCAAAAATATCAATAGCTTCGTCTGGCAGACTAGATGGCATATTAATTTTAGGAGTATTAATCATCATAGATGGTATACCACCTCCGGGAACTAGGCCAACAGCATCTCCTGTTGCAAAGCCTTCAACTTCTTCTTTTGTTTTTGTGTTGTAAGGTTTACCCATAAATTCAAAAACATCATCGCCTCTTTCTCTAGCACGTCTAAACTCTATCTCAAACATTTCTCTAATGCTCATATCAGCTTGTGCTTGACGCTCATCAAAGCCTTCTGGTTTAAGGATATCACGCATGTATTCTTGTGTTGGACCAAGACCTGACATAGGGGAACCAATTCCACCTCTAATTGCTTCGTAAATTTTTCTAAGGTTACTTTTGTCTTCCATTTTCTTTTTGTTTTTTTAGTTCGCGTTCTTGCATTAACAGTTGTAAGTCATGCCAACGATACATCTTCTGATTTACATCATCCCAGAACCAGCCCTTGTTATCGTATAGTTCTTTCATGTGGTTAATTTATCATAAAGTTAAGGTTATATCACCATTTGTTTTAATACTAACAACTCCTAATTGTGCGTTGCCTTGGTAACCATGAGGGCTAACAGGAGTATGTAGCTGCAACCATGCGTTGCCAGTGTAAACCTGTAGTACGCCAATAGATGTATTCCATATCACATCGCCAGCGTTAAAAGCAAGCGTGCTTATTTGACTGTCATTAAACTGTGGTGTCGAATTTGGGTCAAACTTTCCTAAGTTAATCTCTAGTATTCTAACTAGCCGATTGAATGTGTTCGCATCAACCTCAGTTAATGCTAATGGTAACCTACTATCAAGAAGTTTTGCCATTATCTTCTGCCATCAGTTCTAATATCGAATCTATTAGCTCCTAGTCTCCACTTAAATCCAGTGCGAACTGCTGTGTTTGCATCATCATCTGACTGTACTCTAAACACCATTTGTCTTGCTCTGGTTCTTACAAAGTTTTGTGTGGTAGAACTGGTAACATCACTGGTTGAACTTGTGGTTAAACTTTCTCCGGGGAAGTTTCTAGTTTTAAGAACATAATTTATTTGGCCGCTTGTAGGAGTAGATCCAAAAAATTTAATGTCAGGAATAATTCTGCTTACAAAACCAAATTGCTCACCTTCGTCAATATCGATATCACCGGATTCAATAAAGACATTGTCCATCGGAGCACCGTCTGCATCTGAGCCAGTCTCGTGATTATATAAAATGCTGCTGTCTGCTGAACCATGTGTTGCTAATGGATTGTCAAATATTCCCTCATCTAACCAAGCTGTTCTTGATAGTTCTCCTATGCTCCAAACGTTTTCTAAATAATTATAAGTAATGTATCTATCTATATCGTTACTGTTTCCAGAGCAATAGAACCATCCTATCTCATTAAACTCTTTGTTACTAAAGCCAAATATTTTAAATGATTGAGTTGTATTTAGATCATCTAAAACGTAGTTAAGAACGCTACAGTTAACTCTTTGAACAGAACCAGTATATTTATAAAAGCCATCTCTAGCCATCCAATAGACGCCATCAGGTGCATTGATAGAAGCATTAGGAGATATCATGCCAACATTTTCATTGATTAGGTTAACGCCAAATGTAAATGGTGCGCCAATAAATTGCATAGAATATAAAGATGTATCAGTCCAAACTAGTATTTCTTGTCTAGATCTTAGGCCGCCAACAATCTGAGATCCAGAAGATAGTCTTATATCTCCTGCTGTATTGGTAGCTGTAGGCTCCCACTCAGTTAAACTTTCTTGGCTGCCAAAAGCTATAAGCAGAGGATCTATGGTTCCAGATCTTGAGCTTCCAACAATTGGATCTGCGCCTAAAACAATAACGTGTCTATCAATGTCACTAACAATGGTTTGTAAACCCTTGGTTGGCGCAAGATTAGATCCTGATAAAGATGTAATATCTACTGCTCTAGTTGTTACACCGCTTGATGTGTCCCAGTAAAAAACGCCACCAGCTCTAGGATTAATAATTAAATCTTCACCAAATGCATCATGCGACCACAACCTTAATTGGTTAGCAAAGCTTGCCGCGGCTGCAGAGCCCCATGTATTAGATCCCCATGTGCTTACACCCCAACCTGTAGATGGCACATAAACATTTAGACCTGTGTTGATTTGATATGCACCTACTGTGGATCCACCGCCATTGCCAGTATCACTTGCGCTTGCAGTTACTGTATTACCATCTGTGTCTTTGGCCTCTACAGTATAAGAATTAGCATTTACTATGGTTGCTATTTGATATTCTTGATTTAAAACATTGGCAATAATATTACCACCAAGAGATGCTGCCCCAGAGAAAGTTACAAAATCATTAGCAACTGCGCCATGAGCTGTATCAGCAACAGTGATAGTTGCATCGCCATCAGTGGCTGAAAAAGTTACATCTCCTGCGCTGGTAGTTGATCTGATTGGTGTTACATCATTAAAGTTTTCACCTTCTTTGACATAATATTTTAAGTTAGTTCCCATGCCTAAGAACTTAGTAGAAGATAACGACACCCATCCAAGCATAGCGCGACAGGCTCCTAGGAAAGTGTTTAAACTATTTTTAGTCCAACCACCTATTTTTTCTGGCAAGCCTTTTCTAAAACGAACAAGGTTACCATCAGCCCAACCGCCTTTATCCATAAGGTCTGTCATCTCTTTGTTGATGCCGGGTTGAAATGTAAGTTTTGTTAAAGGCATATTCTATTAATCTTTTTTACCTAAAGGACTGAGCTCTGGTGTTTTGTTTATCTTTAACAAAGCTTTAAGCAAAGAATCCTTTGAATCTATTTTATTTAAAGTTTTAATGGTTTTGGCTACTTCAGTTAAATTTTTTGTACCATCATACACATCAAAAAACACTTTATTAATTGGCAAAGCAACAAAACAAAACATGTCGATTTGGCCATTTCCATATCTTACCACTTTATTTTGTCGAATGTTATCAACAGTTCTTTTACTTGTGCGCAACTCCCAACGATAATAATCGTTGTCTCTTCTTTGGTATATAGTATTGGTAGTTTTTACTTGAACCCTATAAAGGCGGTTATCGTGATCAAGAATAAGATCTGCTTTGTGCCCCGGAGGTGTAGGTATTACAGAGTCACAATATCTCAGCATGTAAGATGCTGCTAGATATTCTCCTGCTAATGATATTCTAGCGGAGGACTCAGACATTTTATTTTATTTTTCTCGACTTACGCCTTTTGTTTTTTCGTATGATCTAGCGCCTGCTAGTCCAAGCATTCCCATTACTATAGTGGACAGCTGAGAGAAATCAAACTCTGGCAGGTCTACAGTATTACCAGATAAAACTAAAATCCACTCTATTAAAGGTGCAAAAATAAAATGATAAGCTAGAGAAACGCCACACACCCAGCCAATAAATGGCCGCCAGCCAGCAACAAATATAGACTTATGTGCTGCTTCTTGTTGGTTTACTTTTATTTGAGCAAGATTAGCATCTTGAATAGATATTAATAATTCATGTTCTAGTTTTTGTTTTAGATCTTTATCAGCAACAAACTTATCTAAGATATTACTAACTGGGCCAATTAATTTATCTATCATTTTGTTTAATTGGATTATAAACAAAGTAAGTTGCAAGTAGTCCAGATGCTATTGCTGTTAGCGCAGCTTCGCCAAATACACCAGCAAAGTGAGATGGGTGAATCATTAGATCACCAACAAAACAAGCTGTTGCAATTGTTACTCCATGAAACCATTTCTTATCTTTATATTCTTTTAGAACAGTGTAGCCAAGTAACACAGCACCAAAACCTGCAATGATTCCTGTTTTGTTTGCTTTGATCCAGTGATCAAATGTAAGAGCAAATAAATTGCCCTGTACCATCATGGGGAAACAGACATAACAAGCCTGTTGCCATTTAATAAAAAAATCTTTTGCTATTTGTTTAATCATTTTCTTGCGCTACCTCCAACATATAAACCAAACCAGGCCGCACCAGCACCAACGATGACAGAAACAAACGCTGATTGTGCGTTGGTTGGGTCAGGTAATGTCATGAACCACTCAGTTGTTTTGTAAAAAGCATAACCATATAAGGTAATGAGCATTCTAGGAAAGACTCGCCATTTATCAAACCCCTCAGCTAAGTTGTACCAAGTTTTTGATTCGTTAACATTTATCTCAATCTTGTGAGATTCTTTCATTTGTTCGTCTATACTCATAATGTAGTGTAATGGTTACCATCAAATTTTAAGGCTCGATTTCTATTGTTGTCTTTGCTGATATAAGAAACATGCACCCATCCACTTGATGGTACATCTTCTTTATAAAACTCTAAGAGAACAGTATCGCAGTCCACATTGTCCCGGATCCATACCCCAAGCTCGTAATTGGATACGGTTGGGATTTCAATATCACATGCCTGCCCTCTAGTGTGTTGGGATTTGTCTGAACTTCCCAGTTTTCTATTGAGATCAAGGCACCTATAACCGCTGTTAGGAGAAAAAGGTATGCCATAATGAACGCGTATAGGCTCCAGTACGTTTTCACATAAGAGTATAAGGTTGTTGTAAACTTCTTCATCTTTAACAGTATTATCTATTTTTAAACGATCTGCAATTTGAGACTTTTCAAATTCACGCAATCTAAAGTGGGGGGACAGCCTGTCGTTGCTGTTAAACATATAACTAATTAAGTGGAAACATTCCTGAAAGTACAGCAATTAATAAAGTTCCTACAAATCCAAATAAGCCAAAGGTGGCCATTCTCATAGTGCGATTTATTTCAGCCATTTCAAGTTTAATATCAGCAGTTTCAGAAAATATAGTCTTCCAACGCTCTTCACATTTTACTTCATGCGCGTGCAAGTTTGCAGATACATCTGCGGTTGTTGGTCTTGCTTTGGCATTCATTTAAGAATTATATACTAAAAAAACTAATCTTTTCTAGTATCTTTTTTACCATCAGATCTAGCCATTCGATTTACATCAGGTGGTAAATTCATGGCTGCTCTAACCATAGCGTCAATACGAATCATATCGTTATCCATTTGGCGGATACGATCTATCAGAGCCACTATCATGGCATGTTGCGTATCAAGTTTTTTGTGGATGTCTGCTATAAGAGATTTAAAAAGAGTCCAAACTAAATAACCTAAACCAACTGCTCCTGCTGCTGGTATTCCTATGGTTTCAATAGCTTGAAGAATCTCATTCAACGTTTAAATTTCGAAACTGCTTTTTCCCAAAGCTCAGGCTTGAATCTTTTTACAGACCAAGCTAAAACTACTGTTACTATTATTAATGGTATTAATATATCCATAATTTACTCCTATGAAGTTTGATCGGGAGACGGTGGGAACTGAGGTAATGGTGCTACTGGCGGATTGCCAACAGGTGTAAACAAAGCCTGTAGTTCAGGAACCGTTGTACAAGCGTTAATATCTGTTACTTGGCTTTGGTAAGTCGTTCTAATTGACTCTCTCCAAGTGTCCCAATCTGTAGGTATCGCTGTACCGTTTTCAGACTCTCTTACTACATACCAATCGCTAGGTTGTAATAAACTATAAGCTTGTTGATTTTGAACTGAGATAGCGTTTGATTTTAA